ATGGCCCGACGTTCCAACCTCATTCGACGCGAAGGTGGCACCTATTACGCCCGCATCTACTTCCCGGTAGACTTGAAGGAACACTTCGGCAGCGAGGACAAGAAGGTCTCGCTCCGCACGAAGGACGAGACCGTGGCGAAGCAACGCCTCTATCCAGAGCTTCAAAAGTGGGAGGCCCTTTTCAAGGACATTCGATCTCGCCGGGCGATGACCGATGGCGACAAAGCTCACGCAACATGGCAGCACTACGAGGCGACCCTTAACCGCGACGAGGCCACCCGGCGCAACGGGCCGACGCAAGCCGACATTGACGAAGCTACCCGCGCCATGTTCGCAAGGGCTGAACGCGGAGAGATCAGTAGCGCCGACCCGCTGGCGATCCTTGACGCCACCCTTGAGGTTCAAGCCAAGCAGCGCGCCCACGACGTTGATGCAATGTCACGCCGGGCGAAGCTCGCCGACATGCAGAAACATCTAGCCAGCGGGACCACGGCGCTCATAGCTCACGAGGTAGACGCCTACGTTGACGAGAACAAGCTTATCGTTGATCGCGACCACCCGGATTGGAAGGACACCGCCCGCCTCATGATGCGGGGCGAAATCGAAGGCTTGAAGCGGTCTATCGAGCGTGATGCTGGCGATTATTCCGGCAAGCCGTCCGATCCCGTCGTGAGGCCCGTCGTCGGCAACGCGCGCGAAGTCGCAGCGCCCGGCGAGACGATCATGGAGCTTTTCGAGAACTACGCCAGCGAGAACCCCAAGAGCATCAAAGTCGATACCCTTAATCAGGCCCGGCGCGATATCGGCACGTTCGTCCAATATGTCGGCGTCACCTACCCTGCCTCACGCATCGATAAGAAGGCCGTCCGCGAGTGGAAGGCACTGCTGATTAAATACCCGGTCAAGGCGACCGAGACGACCGCCTTCAAGGGCATGGATATTGTCCAGACCATCAAGCATAATGAGACAGTCGGCAAGCCCGTCTTGTCTCCCCGCACCGTTAACCGCTATCTGTCCGGCCTCGGCTCCTTCTGCAATTGGCTTGAAGCTCACGGCTATATCGATAGCAACCCTGTCGATGGCATGAGCTTACCGAAGGATAAGCGGAAGAAGGTCTTCCCCTTCACGTCCGACCAAATGACGGCACTTTTCCGCTCGCCGCTTTTTGTGGGTTGTCAGAACGATGAAGCTCCGCGCTTTTGGAGCAAGCCGGGCAACGTCCTAATCCGCGATCATCGGTATTGGGTGCCTCTCGTCATGCTCTATTCGGGCGCACGTCCGGCAGAGATCGCGCAGCTTTCGCTTTCTGACGTTCGGCAGCAGGGCGAACACTGGATTATCGACATCACCGAAACGGAAGGCGAGGACGAGGATATCGAAGACTTCAAAAGCGTGAAGACCGCAGGATCTAAGCGGATGATTCCGGTTCACCCGGAATTGGTAAAGCTCGGCTTTCTCGACTACCGCGCCGATATCCAGAAGGCCGGGAACACGCGCTTGTTCCCGCTTGCGGTGCGCAATTCACGCGGCCAGATGATCGGGGATTTCAGTCGCGAGTTTGGCCGCTACCTTACCCGGATCGGTTTGAAGGACGGTCGCGGCCTGTCGCTCTATTCGTTCCGGCACGGCGCGTTCGATGCCCTTCGCCGGGCTGGCTATATGGATGACGAATTTAATTTCGTGTTCGGCCATGTCAGCGGCAATTCCGTTACCCGTGGCTATGGCGTGTTGCAGCATGGCATTCTCGAAAAGCGAGTAGAACTTATCAACGCAATTGCATATCCCGATCTTAAAATCGATCATTTATTTTGATGTTTTTACCGAAAACGATCGATTTTTGTGATTAATTGGATTCACATTTTGTTCTCAATATGAGATTCTGTCCTCAAGTTAATTGAGGACAGACCGCATGAATGTCACCGGCATTGTATCGAGTGCGAAGAAAGCTTTTGGCCTTCCGGTAGAACAGAAGGCGTATCCCCTCAACAGTCCCGACTTCGCTGACCTTGGCATCCGCCCTACTTACTCGGGCGTAAATCTCGGCGGGCAGTCGGCTCTTTATATTCCGGCTGTCCTTCAAGCTGTCCGGCTGATCTCAGAAACTATTGGCTCGATCCCTTGTAAGGTCTATCGGGAGACAGCAGACGGTAAGGAAGCCGCCAAGGACCATTCCGCTTATCGCATTGTTCACAAGCGGGCTAACGAGTGGACCGGCGCGGGCGATCTTCGCACCCGCCTCACTGCCGACGCGCTCATTCACGGCAACGGCTATGCTCGCGTCGTGCGCTTCGAAGACGGACGCCCTTTCGAGCTTCATCGCTTGAAGCCGGGCAAGGTCACGGTCTTGGAAGACGACGTAACCGGCGCGCCCGTTTATCGCGTGTCGGAACGCTCCGGCACCCGCGATTATCCGCACACCGAGATTCTTCATATCCCGTCGTTCCTTGCTACCTCGCCGATCACGTTCGGCAAGGAGGCTATCGGCCTTGCTGCGATCCTTGAACGCCACGGCGCGCAGTTCTTTGGTTCTGGCGCTCGCCCGACTGGCATTATTTCGAACGAGAAGCCACAGGGTAGCGAGGCAGGCGCAAAGACTATGGCGAACGTCCGCTCGTCTTTCAACGATTGGCAGAAGGGCGGCGGGCCGCTCTTTCTCGACAACGGCTGGACCTATGAGGCCCCGGCGATGACCTCGACCGACGCGCAGTTCATCGAGAACCGCACTTTCCAGCTTGGGGAGATCGCCCGCATTTTCGGTATTCCGCCCCACCTGATTTTCGACATGGATCGGGCAACTTGGGGCAACGCGGAAACTATGGGCGCGACCTTTTTGCAGCTTTGCCTTCGCCCGTGGCTCGACCGCTGGACGGACGCCATGACGACCGTGCTTCTCGGCGAGGACGAACAGGACGACCACTATTTCGAGTTTGTCACTGATGACCTGATGCGCGCCGATGCGGCCAGCCGCACCGCGAACATGACAGCGCTTGTGACGAACCTCATCCTGACCCCGAACGAAGTTCGCGCAATCCTCAACTATCCGCCCCTGCCGGGCGGCGACGAACTTATCAATCCTCACACGACCAGCAACGCCGCGCCGGTTCCGGCCCCGGCCAAGGACGCCGCATGATTTCCGACCCCACCAAGGACGCGCTGATTTTCGAGATTAGCGCGCGCATCGAAGAGTTTGAACAGGCGATTGAAGAGCAGTTCAAGCCCGCACTCCGCAAGGCCATCGTGGACGTGATGGCCGAGTTTATTACTGACCCCATTCCGGGCATCACTTTGAAGGCGGAAGTCGAATGATCGAATACCGCACCTTCTTCGGCGACGGCGATAAGCTGTTCGCCTTTCCGACGCACGAACTTATCGAAGAACTTGAGCGCAAGACCGGCCACGGCGTCGGCGCGCTTATGTCTCGTCTCCAGCTTGAACAGTTCACGTTCAACGATCTTCTCCAGATCATCCGCCTTGGCCTCGTAGGCGGCGGCACCTCGCCCCGCGAGGCCGACCGGCTCGTGTCTGTCTATGGCGTGGCTCGCCCTTGGCGTGAGTCTTATTTCGTGGCCCTCGGCATCATGAACGCCGTCTTCTTCGGCACCGACGACCAGTCCCAGGGCGATATCGGACAGGCCGCAGCGACCGGCGATCTCGCCGCATCCATCAATGACGCCTTGAAGCAGGTGGCCGAATGAGCGACCGCCTCGAAATCAAGGCTGATGTCTCGATTGACGATACCGGCACCGTGACCGGCATCGCGTGGCCTTTCGGCAAGCCTGACAGTTACGGCGATCTTATCGAGCCGACCGCATTCAAGTTCGCACCGGAAGTTCCAATGCTACTGGAGCATGAACAGCGGCAGGTTGTCGGCATCTGGAACAGCTACGCAGTCACCGACAAGGGCCTTGAGGTTAAGGGCCGCTTGTTTGTGGAAGGCGTCGAACCTGCCCGGCAGGCCCGGCGCTTCATGAAGGCAAACGTCATGTCGGGCCTCTCGATTGGCTATCGCCTTCACGAACACAAGGCGCGCCCCGAAGGCGGGCGTGTCCTGACCGATCTCACCATCACCGAAATCAGTCTTTGCCGTCGCCCGGTTCACCCCGACGCGGGTGCCGAAGTCAAATCCATCATCGAAGGAAACAGCATGGAAAACGAAGCAGCCAAGAATGAGCCGGTTGTCGAACAGAAGTCCGACCCGGTTGCAAGTGCGGAAGAAATGAAGGCCCTCAAGGCCGATGTGGCAACGATTAAGGCGAAGCTCAATCGCCCCACCGCTGCGAACACCAATCACCCGGACGGCGCGAACGACAACAGCGAAAAGAAGGCGCTGGATACGTTTATGCGCACCGGCTCGATTGCCGAAGTGAAGGCCATCGCATCCGACAATAACATCGACGGCGGCTATTTCGTGCTGCCTACGACCGACCTCACCATCCGCAACTTGCTTAACGACTTGTCGCCGATGCGCGGCCTCGCCGAAGTCGTGAGCATTGCCGGTAGCACCTATGAGCGCTTCTATTCGCTCGGCAAGCGCGGCGCACAGAAGGTATCCGAACGCTCCGACCGTCCGCAGGACACTGCCACGCCGGAACTGATCAAGCATACCTATGGCGTCTGCGAATACTACGCCGCACCGACCACTACGCGCACCATTCTCGAAGATGCGGCTATCGATCTTTCTTCTTGGCTGATCAACAGCGTCGTGCAGGACTTCGCCGAAACCGAAGGCGAAGATTTCATGACCGGCGACGGCGTGGACAATTCGCCCAAGGGACTTCTCACTTATCCTACGGCATCCGAAAAGGACTTCACCCGCGATTGGGGCAAGTTCCAGTATGTCGCCGCTGGCGCAACCGCTCCGAACGACACGCAGATCACCGACTCACTTATCAAGCTCGTCGCTGCCCTTCGCCGTCCCTACAAGGGCAACGCCGCGTTCCTCATGAACAGCAACACGGCACTTCGCCTTCGCCAGATCAAGGACGCCAACGGTCGCTATCTTTGGGCACCGACCGGCAACCTCATCGAAGGCATCGAACACCCGCTGTTCGGCTTCCGCGTCGAGATTGACGAGTCCATGCCGGATATCGCTTCCGGCGCGACCCCGATTGCATTCGGCGACTTCCGGCAGGGCTACGTGATCGTAGACCGGCAGGGCATCCGCGTCGAACAGGACAGCACGACCCGGAAGGGCTGGATCACCTACGACAGCTACAAGCGCATGGGTGGTGGCGCGGGCGATTTCAACGCCGTCAAGTTCCTCAAGATCAGCGCCAACTAAGGAGAACCCGGCAATGAAGGACACCTATCACGATAACAAGGCCATTCAGGCCCTTGCCCCTGCCGTTGTCTCGGCAGCGATTTCCGGCTCGGCTATCGACCTTAACGGCTTCGATAGCGCGCTTTTCGTCATCAACACCGGCGCGATTGTCGGCGCTGGCCTCTTTGCCGTGAAGCTGCAGGAAAGCGACACGACCACGGAAGCCGACTTCACCGACGTGGCCCCGGCAGACCAGCTTGGCACGGTCCCGGCAGCGCTCGCCGCGAACAGCACCTATCGCGTCGGCTACATCGGTTCGAAGCGCAAGCGCTACGTCCGCGCTGTCGTCACTAAGGCGGGCGGCACGTCCATCGCCCTCGGTATCGTCGCGGTTCTCGGCCATCCGGCAATTGCCCCGGTTGCTGCCTAATGACCTACGAGCGGCCCGCATATGAACAGGTGACGATTGCGCATGGTGGTAACACCGTGACGCTTCGCCCTACCTTGCGGGCCGCAGCTACCCTTGAGGCCCGTTACGGCTTCCCGGCACTGCTCCGTGGGCTGGACGAACTCAGTCTTACGATCATCACGGACACCATCCTGACGGCTTCGTCTCCGCAGGGTGGCGCGGCCTCCCTTCTTTCAGAAGCGGCAGGGAGGCCGCTCTTTCCTTTCCTTATTGCGGCACGCAACGAGCTTCGCCGCCTTGTCGCGATGTTCGAACTACAAGCCGACCCGCAGACCGTGCCGTCCAAGGAAGCGAGCAAGCTTGTCCCTTGGAAGGAAATTTACATGAACCTTTATCGTGTTGCGACCGGCGCGCTCGGCTGGACGCCGGAAGCAGCTTGGAACGCCACGCCGACCGAGATCAACGAGGCATGTATCGGCAAGTTTGGCACCGGCGACAGCAGGCAGTCCGATAACGATCCCGAACAGGCCGCGCGCAACGTCGCCGATGGCCTCGACCCCGAATTTGACCGCGCCGGGCTTCGCGCCCTCAAGGCGAAAATCGCAGGAAGTTAATATGTCAGAAAATCCGTTCAAGTCTCACGCCACCCCGCATCCCGGCACTTGCGATAACGCGCTCGCAGTGTCGCCCAGCGATGATACAGACTTGCCTATCGTGCCAAGCATTATCTGGCTTGGAACGCCGGGTAATTTGCGCGTGACCATGCTCAATGATGAGATCGTCACCTTGAAGATGCACACCGCCGCCTCCTTCGGCTATCTGCCGGTTCGTGCCAAGCGTATCCATGCTACTGGCACCACGGCCAGCGATATCGTGATCCTCTGGTAGCACGATGAGCGTTCCGCCCCGTATCTGCCCGTGCAATGAGAAGGTTCCGCGCGGCGAACGTTGCACTTGCCAGCGCGCGCAGACCCGTGAGCGCAACGCTCGCCATGATGCGCGCCGTCCGACCGCAGCCAAGCGCGGCTATAACCATGAATGGCGCAAGGCCCGCACCAACTACCTCACCATGCACCCGCACTGCCGGGAGTGCAATAAGAACGGCCTTACTCGCCTTGCGACCGTCGTGGATCACGTCGTTCCGCACCGTGGCGACAAGCGCCTCTTTTGGCACCGTGCCAACTGGCAGCCCTTGTGCAAGCCCTGCCATGACAGCGTGAAGCAGCGGCAGGAGCGCGCACTATGACGCCCGCCGACCGTGCCCGCCAGATCGACAGGGATGAGTTTGCCGCAGAGTGCGCAGCCATCCGCCAGCGTGCTTACGACTGGCTTGCATCTCAGCGGCCTAACGAGCCGAAGGACGTTATACGCGGTCTTGCGCGCTTATACGAAGCGAATGGCGAGAAGCGCACCTTGAGGGAATGGAGCAAGATTAGCGGCCTTTCAATCTCTACCCTCAATAGCCGCATCAACTTCTACAACTGGCCTGTTGAACGTGCAGTTACGGAGAAGGTTGGACAGTTCGGGCAGTTCGGACATCGCGGCAAGGAATACACGCTCGACGGCGTGACGCGCAGCGTATCGCAGTGGGCAAAGCTCGCGGGCATCTCCGGCCCGACTGCTTACGCCCGGATCACCAGCGGCTGGCCTATCGAAGCAGCCTTGACCCTTCCGAAGGGAAGCGCCCGCCCCACCGACGCACCGGGGGTATCTCCCGACTTTGCGCCTTCATCGGGGACCGGCGCGGGGTCAGCAACGCAAGCTATGGCACCGGAAAATAACTTTTCGAGGAATGACGTATGACCGCAGTAAGTCTCAGTCTTGCGAAAGCTCACATGCAGGTGGATGACACTAGCGAAGATGAGCTTATTTCCCTGTATCTCGAGGCCGCAGAGACGTGGGCCGGGAATTACATCGGCAAGCCTATCGCTGATCTCGACCCCGTTCCGGCAGACGTGAAACTCGCCGTTTTGAAGCTCGTTGCCTACTATTTTGAGGTGCGCAGCCTCGCGACCTACGGTCTTTCCGTCGATATGACCCCGCAGGGCGTGACCTCGATCCTCGATAGCTATCGGGAAAAGTGGTTCACCGATGGCGAGTAAGAGGAACGACGGCGGGCTTGCGAACTTTAATCGCCGCATGAAGGCGCTCGGCGATGCGCCGGACGCCATGATTGACAAGGTTCTGATGCGGGCCGCGCGCCGGGTTGCCGTCAAGCAGCGCATGGCCGCGCCCGTCGATGAAGGCGACCTTCGCGCAAGCATCGCCATCACCGGCCCCGGCGAGGCGACCCCGCCCTATAGCCAGCCGGGCGGCAAGCACGTCGCCGACAAGCACGAAGTCATCATCACGGCGGGCAATGCCGATGTTCGTTATGCGCACCTCGTCGAGCATGGCACCGCAGACACCGAAGCGCAGCCCTTCTTTCTCAACACCTTCTATCAGGAACTCGCCAAGGAACGCCGGACCATCAAGCGCGAAGGCATGAAGATTGTCCGAAACGCCAACGCCGGAAAGATTACCGATGCTTGAACCGACCCTCGCCTTACAGACTGCCATCCGTGCCCGCCTAATCGGCAAGCCGGAAGTTATGACCTTGCTCGAAGATGACCCGACGCGCGTTCGTTCAGGCAGCACCCGGCCCGACAAGTTTCCGGCTATCATCATGAGCGACGGCAACACCGCCTTGCACGGCCACGACTATAGCAGCCAGCGCACGGCATGGGTTTATCTCGACCTTCATATCTGGACGCTGGACGCCGGGCAGGATGCCGCGAAGGAGATTGCGGGCGCTGTTACCGCAGCCCTCGACAAGCGCAACCTGCCTATCGAAGGCGGCTATTGCGATCACTTCAAGGTCACGGCGTCCCGGTTCCCGCGCGATCCTAAGCCTGAATATGGTCACGGCGTCCTGTCCGTCGAAGCCCTCATTCGGTGGATTGTCTAATGCTCAATATCGGCAGGATGAACCGACGCATCACCATTGAACAGGAGACGGAAACTTTGTCGCCGTCCGGCGACCCTCGTAAGGCGTGGACGCCGATTGCAACCGTGTGGGCCGAGCTCATCCAGCAGACGGAAAGCGAGTTTTTCACCGGCTACGGCGAAGCAGCGACCGGCACCGTGATTTTCCGTGTCCGTTATCGACCTAGCATCACCACTGCCGACCGAGTGACCTACGAGGGCACCACCTACGGTATCGCCGAAATCAAGACCATCGGCAGGCGTCACGCTCTCGAACTTCGCGGCGAGGCCCTGACGTGACCCACCTTCGCGGCATCAAGCCGCCTGTTGAACGCGATACCAACGCACTAGCGAAGGCACCTTCGGCCCCGAAGCACTTCACGCCCTATGCCCGTGCCGAATGGAAGCGCATCATGCCCGGCCTCATCGAGCGCGGTATCATCACGCGCGAAAATCTCGGCGGTATCGAGAATTATTGCCTCGCCGAAGGTGCGGTAAAGCAGATTGCCGTTGCGATGTCCGCACTTCCTGTTCCTGATATCAAGCTCGGCGGCTTGCAAATTCGTTACGCCCAGACCGCGCGCCAGCTCGCAGCGGAATACGGGTTGTCGCCGGTATCGCGTGCCCGCACCGGCAGCAACAAGCCGGTTGAGGAAGCGCCGAAGCCGCAGACGGTCAATATGTTGACGATCGGCAGGAGCCGCCCCGTTGCGTAAAAGCGTATTTCCCCACTACCTGTTCGTTGATCCGGAGACGATACCCGATCCGCACGGCTACGGCGAAGAAGCGGTGCAGGCCATCCGTTCTTTGCGCCACGGTAATAGCACCGCACCCGACAAGGCTTTCGAGCTACCGCCCTTCTATGAAAACCTCGTCCGCTGGACCTATGGGCCTCGTCATCCGAACCATCACCGGATCGTGGAGAAGGTCTTTCTTATGGTGGGCCGTGGGGCGCGAAAGACCAGCCTTAGTTCCGCGCTCGGATTGTTGCACACCATCGGGCCGGAAGCTCGACAGGGTGGCGAGGTGTATTTCTCGGCATACAACCGTGCGCAGGCTGGTATCGGATTTAAGCAGGCCGTGAGCATGGTTGGCATGGACGACGACCTCAAGGCGGCCACGAAAATCCATGACGCCCATAATAGTGTCAAGATGATTGCTTGCCCTGCGCGGGGAACCGAACTCAAGACCCTTTCGAGCGACGGCAGCGCGGCGCAGGGTCTCACGCCCGCGTTCGCCCTTATTGATGAAATCCATGAATGGAAGAAGCGCGACCTTTACGACGCCATTGTCGAAGGTCTCGGGAAGACGAACAACACTTTGCTGTTCATGGCGACCACGGCAGGCGCTGGACAGGAAGGCGTGGCTTTTGAAGTTTACGACTATGCCTGCAAGGTGGCGCGCGGTGAAATCATCGATCCCACGTTTCTGCCGGTCATTTTTCAGGCCGAAGACGGCGACGTGTGGGACGAGGAAAAGACGTGGCACAAGGCCAATCCCGGCTTGAAGTATGGCTTTCCGCCTATCGAGAAGTTGCGCACCCGCGCCGAACAGGCGAAGCACTCGCCGGGGGCGTTGGCATCGTTCAAGCGGTTCCGGCTCAATATGTGGCAGTCGCATTCCGATAGCCCGTTGTTCAATATGAACAGCTATGACGCTGGCTTAAACAAGCATTTCGATCTTGCCGACCTTGAGGAATTGCCCTGCTATCTTGGCGTTGATCTGTCCGTCAACGGCGACCTGACCGCGATTGTTGGCGCGTGGCGTCATCCTGACAACACCGTTTCCGTGCATCCGTGGTTTTTTGTGCCCGGCGAGGACTTGCGCACCCGTGCCACCCGCGACCGCGTTCCCTATGAGAAGTGGCGCGACGACGGGTTGATTACCGCAATCGATGGCCCGATCATCGAACCGGACGAGGTGGAAAAGCAGATCAAGGAGCTTTGCGCCCGTTTCGACGTGCAGGAAATCGCCTTCGATCCGAAGCTTGCTAAGCATATGATGCAGCACCTTCATGATGAAGGCTTGCCTGCCCGCGAGTTTCCCCAGACCCTTCTTAACATGGGTATCGCCTACGGCACTCTTGAGCGCGTCGTAAACGGGCGCAAGCTCAGCCACGGCGGGCACCCGGTCCTTCGACATCATTTTGATTCTGTGGTCGCCGTCCGCACCGATGACGGGCGCGTGAAAGCCATGAAGGGCAAGCGCACCGACCGTAAGGACGGCGCCGACGCTGCCGCTATGGCGGTCTCGCGTGCTGCCGCGAACGATAACTCGCGCTCCCTCTTTGACCGTGACCCCGACGAATTCGACCGGCTCTTTGATGAAGCCGCATAAGGATAGATGCAATGAATGACGACTTGCTTTTAGTCACCTTCCGCGCCAATGCCGACAAGTATAAGCGCGACGTGGACAACGCCCGCACCTACGGCGGGAAGCGCTTCCGGCAGATGCAGACCGACGCCGAGAAGGCCGGTTCCGGTATCGAGAAGGCATTGGGCGGCGCGATGAAGACGCTCGGCAGCTTCGGCAAGGGCTTGCTCGGCGGTATCGCGGGCGGGCTTGCCGTTGGCGGGCTTGAACAGATCATCGGGCGTGTCGGCGAGCTTGCCAAGGGCGTTGCAGACATCGGCAACGAGGCACGCCGGGCGGGTGTAAGCACGAAGTCGTTTCAGGAACTGTCCTATGTCGCCGAACAGAGCCGCGTTCCGATTGACGCCCTCGTAGACGGCATGAAGGAACTGAACATTCGCATTGACGAGTATGCGAACGAGGGAACCGGCGCGGGCGCTGATGCCTTCCGTCGTCTCGGCTTTTCCGCCGACGAATTGAAGCGCAAGCTCGCCGACCCCTCCGCATTGCTCGTGGAAATCCTCGACCGTCTTCGGACGCTCGACCGTGAGGCGCAGTCTCGCATCCTTGAAGACGTGTTCGGAGGCGAAGGCGGTGAGCAATTCATTCAGTTGCTCGACCGTGGCGCGGACAGCATCCGTAAGACCATCAAGGAAGCGAACGAGCTTGGCCGCGTCATGGATGACCAGCTTATCCAGCGCGCCGACGAATTTAACCGCAAGTGGTCCGCAGTCGGCGGCACCATCAACACCTATGTGAAGCAGGCCGTGCTTGGCCTCGCCTTCGCGGCAGACGACTTCCTCGACAGCTTTAACAAGATCGAAGAACAGACCACCCGTAACGTCGAAGACCGTCTTGTTTCGATCTATGACAAGATCGCCGCAGAACGCCAGCGCCTCGCCGACTTGCAACAGGTTAGCACCGGCACGCCCGCCGACGTGATGAACATGGGCGAGTCCACGAAGGAAATCGAACGTCTCCAGACGGAAGCGTTGCGCCTTCGCGATATCCTCGACCGTCGCAACGGCTACGATGAAAACTTCATCTACAAGACCGGGCAGGACGCGAACGGCGCGAAGCCGCCCCTCGACAACCTCAACAATGCCCTGTCGGGCACTGGTAGCTCGGCAGCTAAGGCCGTCGCGGGTATCAACAGCTATACGGACGCCATTCGCGCGCTCAAGGACGAGGTGCCGGAACTCGCCGCGTCCTTGAAGGACATGGACGCCAAGGCGAAGATTGATGCCATCCACCGGGCGGCCATCAGCCGTGCGCGCGGACAGCGTGAAATCGCCCTGGCTAACGAGATGCGCGGGCAGGCCCTTGCCTCGCTCAACATCAAGAGCGCGACCGACGACCCTTCCCGTTACCTGTCTTCTATGCTGGCATCTGGCAAGGCAAGCTCGCATATCGACGGCATGGCGAACACGTTTGCCGAGAAGCTGGCGAAGATGCTGGCTTCCATGCCCGACGACCTCAAGGGCAGCGTCACCATTAATTCCGGCTACCGCTCCATCGAGCGCCAGCAGCAGCTTTGGCTTGAAGCCCTCAAGAAGTATGGATCGCCGGAAGCCGCACGCAAGTGGGTGGCCCCGCCCGGTAACAGCCAGCACAACAAGGGCAACGCTGCCGATCTCGGCTATGGTTCCGACCGTGCCCGGCAGTGGGCGCACCAGAACGCAAGTCAGTTCGGTCTTACTTTTCCCCTTTCGAACGAGAACTGGCATATCGAGGATGCCGACGCCCGCAGCAAGCAGACGGCGAGCGAGATCGAAAAGCTGACGGCAGCAGCGCAACAGCAGTCCGACGCCTACGGCCAGATCATCGCCGGATCGAAGGAATACACCGCAGCACAGACGACCGAACGGCAGGCCCTCGCCATGTCCGGCCAGCAGGCCGCAGCCTACCGGTTCGAACAGCAGATGCTTGCCGAAGCGCAGCGCGCCGGTATCACGCTCACCGACCAGCAGCGGCAGGAGATCGCAAACCTTGCGCAGGGGATGGCGAGCGCCGACGCCAGCGTGCAGACCTACGTCGCATCGCAGGAACAGGCGGCAGAGGTGACGCGGTTCTTTGGCGAGCAGGCCGTGGACGCCTTGAGCGGCCTTCTCACTGGCACCCAGACCGCAGAGGAAGCGCTTCAAAACCTTATCCAGACCCTTATCAGGGCGGCGTTGCAGGCCGCTATCCTCGGCGAAGGTCCGCTTGCGGGCATCCTCGGCGGAAAGGGTAAGGTGCCCGGCGCTGCCGGGGGTGGCGGGAAGAAGGCGGGCGGCTCGTTGCTCGGCGCTGTCCTCGGCCTCAAGGAGGGCGGTCACGTTTCCGGCCCCGGCTCGGCGACCAGTGATAGCATTCCTGCCCGACTTTCGGATGGCGAATTTGTCGTGAACGCCAAGGCGACGAAGCGGAACCGCGCCGTGCTGGAGGCTATCAATAGCGGCAGGATCGCCAGCTTTGCAGCGGGCGGCTATGCAGGAAACGCCCCGGCCCTCCGCAAGCCCGACCTCAAGGCCGCGAACAGCAATGCCGCATCCGGCCAGCCCGTCAACATCAACACGAACGTGACCGTCAACGCCAGCGGCGGGACGCCGGAACAGAATAGTGACCTCGCCGGGAAGGTAGGCAAGCAGATCGAACAGCAGATGCGCAGCGTCGTGGCTGATGAGCTTCGACGCCAGACGAAGGTAGGCAACTATATGAACCAGAGGAACCGCTAATGCCTATCCCGACCTTCGAACCTCCCGTAGGCCCGTCACCCGGAACGTCGCACAAGCCGACCGTCTCGTTATGGGAAGCCGACTTCGGCGACGGGTATAGCCAGCCAACGCCGAAGGGCCTCAACCATATCAAGCGCAGTGTGTCGCTTGTCTGGAACGTCCTGACTCTGGAACAGATGCAGGATATCACCGGCTTCTTCGAGGGTATGGCCGGAAACCAGCCCTTCTATTTCCAGCCGTTCGGCGAGGCCCACGTCCGCAAGTGGACGTGCAAGGAATGGGACTTCAAGACCGAAGGCGGAATCTGGACCGTCTCGGCGAGCCTCGTGGAAAGCTTCACGGTCGCGGCCTGAAAAGTAAGTCTTCACTTATGTCATGCGGTCAGCTATAGTGAACGCATAGTGAACGTCCGCACTTGGGCCGGAAGGTTGCTATAAAAGAAAAATGCCCGGCGTGTGCTTTTCGCCGGGCATTAGAGAATAAACCAGCCGCTAACTGGTTGAGCACAAACGTAGAACAAAACGTCTACGTAGTCAATGCGTTTACGCGGCCAATGGGGTGATTACATCGTCTCAAGATGAATGAACTGGCCGCTGGAATGCACTCTTTTGACGACACCATTGCGTCTCTTGACCGCGCCTTAGCTAAGGCCGGAGCGTGCAATTTTGCGACAAAAAAGTTACCCGCCAAGTTCGCCGAACGCGGTATTGCACAGGGCGTTGAGGCTGATATCGCAGGGGCTCAGGCAGTAGCTATTAGACCCCTTAGCCCTTCCCTTCCCCACGCTCTCCCCAACACTACCCCGTCCACCCCCTTCCGTCCTCAGCAGAGCAAGCAGCTTCAAGCAGCCGTCGCCGCGTCCATTCCGTCCTTGAAGCAGCCGTGGCGCAAGTTGTGGCAGCACCAGAAGCTCGCCCTTGCCTTCATCGCCGCAGAACAGGCGGGCGGCATCTCGTTCACGCTGAACTTGTCCTCGCGCTTACAGGCAACCCTTTCTTGTGACGCCGATCCGGCGCGGCTTCTCTCGCACTACATCAATCGGGAGATGAAGAAGGCAGTCGGTTCCAGCTTGCCCTATGCCTTCTCGTTCGAAGTCTCGCCGGGCGGGCGGCTTCATGTTCACGGCGTCGTCGTTTCTACCTCGCTGGAAGAAGACCACATTGCCGCGATTGATCGGGCCTTGGGGAAGGCAGGCGGCAAGCTCAAGGCTTCGAACATCGTGCAGCGGTCACAGTCCTACCTCGGCACCCTGTATGACGGTCACGGATGGTTCGCCTACCTTCAAAAGAGCGGCGACGAAGCCGCGCGCTGCCTTGGCACCGCGAAGGTGACGTTCATCTCTAACAGCCTCAAGCAGCTTTGCACCGACGACTAGCTCGTCCGGCGACCAAAAAGTTTTGGCTTTCCGACGCGCTCGCCCGGCCATCTCGCTATAACTCTAGTATCAGCCGGTTGTGTTTGGTCATACAGCCGGTTGCCGTTGGGAGAAGCCCCTCACGCCCGTGAACGTGAGGGGCTTTTTCTTGTTGTGATGACAGACCTAAGTAAGTGCTTACTTATTGTAATTGTTACATTATTAGAATTCACTGCTTGCCAAATCACCCGACTTGAATCACAAAGATCAGGCCCAATTCCGGGCGGGGATAACACCAACATGCGCGCATCCATCTACGTCCAGTCGGACGCCTACCATCATGCCATCGACAAGCTTGAGGCAATCGCCCGCTCGTTCGATCCGGCAGACCCGAACGACCTCCGCACCATGCTCATTCAGGTTCTTGGGGAAGATCTGAACGTCTGGCCGCACGAGTGCGCTCGCCCGCTGACGATCATTACGAACAGTTCGAAGGAAGCAGCATAATGCCGATGCCTCATGACACGCCCGCCGTCTTTGACGAAATCCTCACCGACTACCGGCATGGCACCATCGACGCCGATACCGTTCGCGCCCGGATCGCCGACGCGATCAAGGACGAACCCGGCCTACAGAAGTTCAAGGATGAGCATCTGGCATGGACGGATTACGACGATGCCGTTGAATGGCTCGCGAGCAACTAGCAATCGATTGGCCCGCCGCAGCGGGCCATTTTCTTTTTTCAGGAGCTACCATGTCGAACACCTACGAAGGGCTGTCCGCAAAGGAAGCCGACGACCTCATGACCGGCCTAATCGGCGTCACCATCTGCGAAGCGCTGGACGAAGCCAGACGGATGACGCGGAAGGAACTGCTCGACCGCGATATCTACGAATGGTCGCACTACGTCGCGGGCTTGATCGCCGTCATAGTCGAGAACCGCCGCAGGGGCGCGCCGTGACGAAGTTCTCGATTGCCGCAATCGAGAAGCACATTCGCCGCAAACACCCCGGATGCCCTGACTTCGCCGTCACCTACTTTGCCTCACTGATCGTAGACAAGGACTGGCAGGGCGCGACGCTTGGCATGGCCGTGGGTATCACCATGCAGAACGTCCTTCGCCACACCATGACGCCCTATGACCAGCTAATGCTTGAAGGCGTAGACCGCGACGAAGCACGGCGACGTGTGCAGCCGAAGGTGAATGCGATGATTGCCAGTTGGAAACGCGGGGACATCAAATAGCCTCTGCATCCGCCTCGGCGTCATCCGTGAATGACTCTAGCGCACCGCAGATGCTCGCAATATTTTCTACCTCATCGAGGTTGTGCTGCTCAGTTCTGATTTGCTGGAGTTCTTCTAAGTAGCGAATGGCCTGTCGCAGAACTTCGATATCGGCAGTGCTGATCGTGGGCATGGGTCGCCTCGCAAAGGTTTTGGACGGTATATCGAGACTCAATCTCGCGTGATAAACATGCGGCATGAGCCAAGATGATATCAACACCCCTAAGCCTATTCCATCGAACGTTGTGACCGAAGGCGGCAACGTCGTCACCGAAAACGGCAAGCCGATCATCGAAGGGCCGATGGACCCCGGCACATATCGAGTTGTGCTAACGGATCGAAGCGGAAGCCCGATCACGACCCGCGACGGCACGCCGCTGACGCTTCGCGACAGCACACCCTGGCTACGGCCGGATGGCACGCCTTGGATGAGACCAGACGGCACACCTTGGTTGAAAGAAACAGAGAATCGCGCCTCTAGCCCCGACGATGCGATACCAACTCTCCCAGAGGGACAGGTGTTTCTTGTAGACGCGGACGGCACATATCTGAGAGACGCTGACGGGGCGTTCCTAACCGAAGCCAGCGCGCCCCTTCCCTTAAATCCTGTCGTGACAGAGTCCGGCGATGGTATCGTGGATGAGAACGGCAACCGGCTTGTGGTTGGTGGCCTGTCGTTCGAAGAACAGAATGCCGCATATCAGAGGGAATTAACCTCACGTCTCGAAAGGCTTGAAGCCGCGCTATCGGCATATAGTGCGGGCCTACCGCCGCGAAACCACAACCGCCCGCCTGAACTCGTAGAACCTGACCCTATCTCGCCCGCCGACTTGACGTTGATAGTAAACGTCGCCTTAGAATTGAAAGCCAACGCCCTACAAGGAAGCCCAGACCCTCAACAGCTTGAGGCGAAAGCTTCCACCTTCCGGCGGGTGGCACAAGCGATTGTTGTCTGGATTGGTCACAAGACCGATACCGCAGTCGAGGCTGGAATACAGTGGGGCGTCCCGCTAGGGCTTGGCTTGCTGGCAACGAATGTCCATGAAGTGCAGGCTGCGCTTACAGCGGTTGCAGAGGTTGCTTCGGCGTGGGCGATCCACCTGACCGCTTTCGGCGGATAGCTCAACGGTAATCTTGACTCCTTCGCAAAAGAGAACAAAATAGGAACATATTCCCGTTCTCAGGAGTGCCACCTATGCCCGCCGAAGCTCGCCAGATCGAACTAAGTTCGACTTTAGAAGACCGCGCCCGAGTCATCCTTGATGACCACGCAGGCGATGCGCTCGCCGCGTTGCGCACCGTGATCGCCGACGCCGAGTTCCTATGCGACCAACTCGAAACAGCTTCCATGCTGATAAGCCCCGGCCTTGTGCGCGGGTGGAAGCCGAAGTTCCAACGCGAGGCTTAAGCATGAAGCACCGTCGCGGCATCGATCTCGGCGCACCGTTCGCCCCGGCATCCTTCTATCCTTGCGAGGGCGCTCACGACGAGACCCTTGATGGGCTTCAAGAATGGGAGGTGATCGGGGCGAGGTGCGGGAAGTGCGGGCGTGTCACGTGGCTGGATAAGCGCGCCATGATGCAGCTATGGGGGAATCAGTATCTCAAGGATATCTCGCCGAAGCTCACATGCGCTTGCGGCAACAAGGACGGCAACACGGTATTGATAGGGACGCTGCCGAGATGAAATCGGTTACGGCGCGCGGCGCAGTCGCGAGACAGACGCGAACAGCTTCTTTTGCCAACCATCAAGATCACCCGGCAGGTCTAAAGCTTGAAGCTCGCCAGTTACGGCAGCAGTGAACGCGCTCTCAAGGTCCGCGTGGCTTCCGACATCATCGGATTTGAAGAAGATTTTATAACGCCCTCCACCCTCGGGAATCAGCGACACCGGTCCTTCGTCAGACAGATAGGTGTAGTAGTAGTGATTGGTGGTCAT